GAGCTGTCTTTCTTTAAAAGGGGTACAATCAATTGACCACAGAAGACGTAATGTCTGGTGCTGAACCCAGACCCAATGCTAGGTCAGAAGCTTACAACTTGACCAAGAAACAAACCAAGTTTGCAGAGGTCTACATAGAAACCAATGATCCTATTCATGCACTGGTAGAGGCAGGGTATGCCCCGGTGAATACCAAGGATGGGAGAGTGGACCGGACCAGAACAGGACGCAGGGCGCAACAGTATCTCTCCAATCCCAAGCTCAGAGCCTACATAGAAATGCTCAGAGAAGACGTAGTAGAGAAAGTTTCTTGGAGTGCACAGAAAGTCCTAGACAAAATGTACCAGACCTATATGCGTGCCACAGAGGCAGAGGACTATACCAATGCCAACCGCTCTCTGGAAAACATGGGCAAGCACCTAGGCATGTTCATTGACAAGAAAGAGATCAAACAGAACACCACCTTCCAAGGAGTAGATGAGGCGTTCACTCCTAATGTAGACGATGACATAAAGAGACTGGCAGATATCTCTGGGTATTCTCTCTCTGTTATCAAAGGGGGCAAAGGAGAAAACTAGGTGGAACAGACCCAAGGTGCTCCAGAAGAACATCAGCTGAAACTAAGAGAGAACCTGTACCTCAGAGCCATTGACACAGCGCGTACAGACTTCTTCTCCTATGTCAAGTTCATTGCACCCTCCTTGGTCTCAGACTTCAAGGTGGGCAGACACATAGATGTACTCTCCAGAAAGCTACAGAAAGTGGTGGATTCTCCTGAACCACAGAGACTGATGGTGTTCCTCCCTCCCCGTTCCTCCAAGAGTCTTCTCTGTTCTCAGCTGTTTCCCTCTTGGTACATAGGTAACTTTCCCTCTCACGAAATAATGAGTATCTCTCACTCTGACCAGCTGGCCTCAGACTTCGGCAGAACTGTCAGGGATATCCTCAAGATGCCCCTCTACCAAGAGATCTTTCCCGGGGCTACCCTCAGAGAAGATGTAAGAGCAGCGGGTAAGTGGAAGACCAAGCAGAACGGTATCTACTACGCAGCAGGTGTACGCTCACAGATAGCGGGGCGCGGTGCACACATTGCACTGATAGACGATGCCATGTCAGAGGAGGACGCTTTCTCAGAAGCAGGGCGCAGGTACATCAAAGAATGGTACCCATCAGGTCTGAGAACACGCCTGATGCCCAACGGTTCTGTGATCATCATCAACACTCGGTACCACGAAGATGATCTGTGCGGGTGGCTCCTAAATAACCAGACAGAGGATACCATACCGTGGGATGTTGTCTCCATACCAGCGTGGCTAGACGAAGAATCATCACAGCTTCTTGATCTACCAGAAGGTACCTCCTATTTCCCAGAGTGGAAACCAGACAACCTTCTTCGGCTAGACGAGGCAGAGATCCGTGCCAACAACGGGGGTAAGTACTGGCAAGCCCTCTATATGCAGAACCCTACACCTGATGAAGGTTCCACCATCAAGGCGCACTGGTTTCAGAACTGGGAGCAAGAGGACCCTCCAGAGTGTGACCTTATTATCCAAACCTATGACACTGCCTTCTCCACTCGGAGCACAGCTGACTACTCAGTGATACAAACATGGGGTATCTTTGACTGGTTCACCGTGGACCTAGCAGGAAGAGAATACCTAGCACCTAACATGATTCTACTGGGCAACGTCAGAGAAAGACTGGAATATCCAGAGCTAAGAAGAACAGCGCAGGACCTCTACGACTCCTATCAACCAGATATCTGTATCATAGAGAAGAAAGCATCTGGTCAGAGCCTGATACAAGATATGCGAAGAGCGGGGCTACCTGTGTTGGATTACCTCCCAGACCGTGATAAAGTGTCTAGAGTACATGCCATTACACCACTTTTAGAATCTGGAAGAGTATGGCTTCCCAGAGGGAGAGACTGGTCAGAAGATTTATTTGCAGAGGCAATACAATTCCCCTATGCCAGACACGATGACCAAGTAGACGCAATGGCAATGGCCATTCACTACTTGAAGGAATCTTGGCACCTGTCTCATCCAGATGACCCAGACTATGAAGAAGATGAGAATCAAACAAAAGGTAAGAAGACTTACTGGAACTGGAACTAGATAGATGGCAATATCCAGAGCAAACATTCCCAGAGAACTCAGAGGAGGACGCAAGGTGATAAAGAAAAAAAGCGGTGGTAAACTAGGGAGCGGCTCACGTTTTAAAGCTCTCTCCTCCAAAATTCAGAAGAGTGGCAAGAGCAAGAAGTCTGCAGATGCCATAGCTGCCAGCATAGGTAGAAAGAAGTACGGGGCCAAGAAGATGGCCAAGCTCTCAGCAAAAGGTAGAAAAAGGAAAAGGAAATAACAGACCATGGCAGTTGAACGCAACCCATTAGAAATGATGGAGCCAGAACTCCAGCAGGAGATGCCTGTCTCTAACTTTGACTCCATGGGAGGTACACCTTCCATAGAAGCAGAGATGCTAGAGGAGAACATTGTTAACTTTATGCCCACAGATGATGGAGGTGTAGAGGTAGAGTTTGGAGAGATGGAAGAGATGATGATCTCTGGTCCCATGGGTTCTCACTTTGAAAACCTAGCAGAGTTGCTAGATGACGAGGACCTAGTTGATATAGGTACCTTGGTCTATGACAGTTACGAAGCTGACAAAGAATCCAGACAAGAGTGGGAACAGATTTTTGAGCGGGGCTTTGATCTCCTAGGTCTCAAGCTAGAAGAAACTTCAGAACCCTTTGACGGTGCGTGCACAGCTGTCCATCCCCTCCTGATAGAATCAGTGGTCAAGTTTCAGAGCAAAGCCTCTCAGGAACTATTCCCAGCAGGTGGCCCGGTAAAAGCTCAGATCATTGGAGCATCTACCATTGAGCGCGAGAAGCAAGCGCAACGTGTCAAGAACTTTATGAACTACCAGCTTACGCAGCAGATGCCTGAGTACTTTGAAGAGCAGGAGAGACTTCTCTTTCATCTTCCTGTCATGGGTTCTGCTTTTAAGAAAATTTACTATGACCAACTTCTAGAAAGGCCAATCTCTGAACTGGTTCCCGTGGATCACTTCTATGTATCCTACAATGCCAAAGATCTCAGAACAGCTGACCGTTACACGCACCTGATCTTTCGTTCTGTCAATGACTTTAGAAAAGATGTAGTCTCTGGAATGTACCGGGACATAGACTTAGGTAAGCCTTCTGCTCCTGAGATTCCTGAGATGACACAGAAGATGGACGAACTCATGGGAATAGATTCCTCTGGCATTGACCTAGAGGACCCACAGTACGTTCTTCTGGAGCAACACTGCTACCTAGATCTTCCAGAACCCTTTGACAACCCGGATGGTATTGCTGACCCTTACATTGTAACCATAGAAGAGAAGAGCAAAAAGGTTCTTTCCATCAGAAGAAACTATGTAGAGAATGATCCCAAGAAACAAAAGAAGGATCACTTCATTCACTACAAGTATGTCCCGGGTTTTGGTTTTTATGGTCTTGGTCTTATTCACTTCCTAGGTAACCTGACCATGACAGCTACCACTGCCATGCGTTCTCTGGTGGACGCTGGCCAGTTTGCCAACCTCCCCGGAGGGTTTAAGGCCAGAGGTGTCAGGCTCGTAGGTGACAATGACCCCATATCTCCCGGTGAGTTCAAAGAAGTGGAGAGCACAGGCATTGATCTGAACAAGGCCATCATCACACTTCCCTATAAAGAACCTTCTCAGACCCTGATGGCCATGATGCAGTTTGTCATAGGCGCAGGACAGAAGTTTGCAGATTCCACAGAGCAGATCATTGCAGATTCTAACAACTCAGGACCCGTGGGAACCACCATGGCCCTGCTAGAAGCCTCTTCAAAGTTCTTCTCTGCCATACACAAGCGGTTACACAAGGCACAGAAGGATGAATTTGAGGTACTTGCCCAGATAAACTATGACTTCCTACCCCCAGCTTACCCCTACGAGGTGGTGGGAGGAGACCGTCAGGTGTTCAAACAGGACTTTGACGGGAGAATAGACGTAATTCCGGTGTCTGATCCCAACATTCCCTCCTCTGCACACCGCATGGCACTGGGTCAACTGGCCATTCAGCTGGCAAGTCAGACTCCTCCGGGTACTTTTAACATGCCAGCCCTCTACAGAGAGGTACTAACAGCGGCAAACTTCCCTAATCTGGACGAAATCCTCCCGCCAGAGCAGAAACCAAAGCCGCAAGACCCGCTGGCAGACATAATCACAGCTACAAAGGGGCTACCCATAGCTGCATTCCCGGGTCAGAACCACGAAGCGCACATTCAGTTTAAAACTTCCTTCCTAAAGGACCCTGCCACGGGCGCAAATCCCATGATGAAGCAGATTGTTCCCATTCTCAACGCAAATATCAGGGATCACATGATTATGAAGTACCAAGAGCAGGTACTTGGCATGGTACAGGCCAGTGGTGTGGCAAATGACCCACAAACTTCTGAGATGATCATGGCCCAAGCAGCAGAAGAGGTGGCAAACGCCAATGCTGCCATGGGAATTGCCCAGAGTCCAGAGCAACAGATGCTTCTCCTAGAGAAAGAAAGGCTTGAACTGGATAAACAGAAGGCAGAGATGGACGCTGCCAATGATTCTGCCAATATTGCCCTTAAACAGATGGACATGGACCTCAGGGGTAAGGAAAGCATGAATGATCTGGTGGTAAACATAGGTAAGATGGAAGCAGATGAGCGAAAAGAAAACCTAAAGGCTCTGGAAACCAGTGCCAGACTAGAATTAGAGAAGCAGAAGCTAGATGATGACTCTGAACTTAAAGCTGCTAATACTGCTATGCAAACTTTGCAGTCCATTGGAAATCAAATCAGAGGTGATAACAGTGGGTAGCGGCACAGGAACCCCTGTAGCACAGGGAGCACCTGCCACACCTCAGTCTGTTCCAGATACAACCTTTGATGCTTTTAATCCTCCTCCTGCCTCACCTGCTCAAGCACAACCTCAAGGTAGATTTGTTCCTGAATCTGCAACTTTTCAAGAGCGGTTAGCCAGATCACAAGCAGGAACGGGTCCTCTTACAAGGCTTATTAATTTTGTACCCTTTGAAAGTGGTGCTGGAGTTCTTCCTTCAGCGGCTCCTCCCTCTGCAGAGAGATCACCTGAACAACTAGCATTTGAACAGCAGGTGGCGCAAGCTCAAGCAGAAGGAATATCCTCACCTCCTCCGAGTTCCTTTGACGGGTTTGCTGGTATTCGTAATCCAGAACCCGGAGATATAGATTTTACTGGAGATTCAGGACTTTCTCCAGAGGCGTTTGCTGAACAACAGAATTTTTTTAACAATTTGACTCTGGATGATTTACTAATATCTCCAGAGTTACAAATAGTTCCGCAAGACGGTCTTATACCTATTGATGAAGCTGCTGTACTGCCTGAGATTACCAGACAATTTGATCCTCCTACTCCTGCTCCTGCTCCACCTCCTCCACCTCCTCCACAAACCGCTGAACAAAGAAGACAAGATGATATTCTTGTACAACTTGGGAGGTTAGGTTCAAACTTAAACAGAGTCCAAGCGGCAGAAGAGAGAAGGCAACAAAGGCAGACAAGAGATGAGATACCTAACCTAGGTCAAAATACTCCTAACCCTTTGGCGCAGGTACCAGAATCTGTCATAGCAACATTACTAAATCTAGGTGAGCAAAATAATTTAGGAGGAGGAGTACAAGTGGCAGAAAGAGAAAGTAAAAGATTTCCTAATGTTCCTGATAGACGACCAACGGGAAGATTAGACAGGCTTAGACAAGAACAGGCAGAGAAAGCAAGACTTAGAGAAGCGTTTGGTAGAAACCCAACTGGATTTGAAACACTTAGATTTAATAACCCTACATTTGATAAAATTCTTAGAGGCTTCGGAGTTGATCCTTTGTTTATAGGAAATCAAACACGGGTGATAGATGGTAGACTTACACCAGTACCAGTAAGAAGAAGAGCAGAAGGTGGGCGAGTGGCTCCTCCTCCTATGCCTAGACCCAGACCTAAAGGACTAGCTGCTACCCCAGAAGGTGAAGAGAGTTTTTCTTTTGGCTTTAGTCTAGATGATGTTAATGACTATGTTAATAGGGTACTGAGCGGAGATATTGTCAGTGAAAATCTTAGGAATATGTTTTCTTCTGGAGGAGGAGAAGAGAAGAAAGTAACAGAAGAGGTAGAAATAACTTCTTCTCCTAATTCTCTTGTAGAAGATTTAGCAACAACAATTAAATCTTATGAAGGTCCTGCTATACTCAAAGCCAGAAAACCTGTTAAAGGTGATCCATTTACCATTGGGTTTGGAAGAACCCGTGACTTAGAAGGAAACCCTATAACTGAAGGTACAACTACTACAGAAGAAGAATCAAATATAATGTTACAAGAAGATATAGCTTTACGCTTACCAGAAATAAGAAGAGCTTATCCTAACTTTGATTCATATCCTAGAGACTTACAGGTACAAATAGGACAGTCGTACTACAGAGGAACTTTGACTCCCGGGCATAGTCCTAAAACTAGAAAGCTTATTAATCAAGGAAAGTTTAAAGAAGCGGCTAAAGAATTTTTAGATAACGAAGAATACAGAACAGCTAAACAACGTGGAAGGAGTGGGATAAGAGATAGAATGGAAGATGTTGCAAAAGCACTAAGAAACTATGAATCAAGGTCTAGCTAGGATGCCACTCACTCCCGGTAAAAGTAAGAAAGCTATCTCTGCTAATATTAAAAAACTAAGATCAGAAGGATACGATCAGAAACAAGCGGTGGCAATTGCCATGTCCACCTCTAAGCGTTCTCCCAAACGGTCTTCTAAAAAAAAGCGTAGGATGACCAGAAAAAAATAGTTATACTCTGTTATGGATATATTCCAAGAAATAAAGAATGCTTTCCAAACCAAGCAAGAAGCTTTAAAGAATTTGCTTGCGGACGGCCAAGTAGAGGACTATAACCAATATAAGCAGATAGTCGGAACACTCTCAGGAATTGAGTGGGCCTACACAGAGTTAACTAGAATTGTCAATAACAGAATGGAGAATGATTTAGACGATGATTAATCCTAATTTAGCAGGGGCTATAAAAAATGATTCATGGGTCACAGAAGGAGAACACCCAGATCCAGAGATTCTACCAGAACTTCCGGGCTATCACATTCTGGTTCGTCCTGTCAGTATTAAGGCAAAGACCAAAGGAGGAATTATTCTTCCTGAACAAGCCCGGGATGACATTGCATATCTTACCACGGTGGGCCGTGTACTCAAGGTAGGCACACTGGCTTACGAAGACAAGGATAAGTTTCTTGGAGGAGCATGGTGCAAAGAAGGTGACTACGTATGTTACCAGAAATTGTCAGGTACCAAGTTTGTCTACAAGGGCGTAAAGCTTCTTCTTCTCTTTGATGATCAAGTCTTAATGAAGATAGACAGTCCAGAAGATTTAGATACTACTATTGTATTAGGAAGCTAATTGTGGTAATTATATTACTATAGCGTAATCTTAGTATTCGCACACTATGAAGAGGACAGAACATATGTCAGAAGAACAACAAGAAAACGTAGCAGAAGAACTAACAGAGTGGAGTGAGATTGATCTCTCCCCGGAAGATAAAAAAGAAAAGGTTGAGTTTGAAGTAGAGGGTTCTGAACCAGAAGAACTGGTGGCAGAGCCAGAACCACAGCCAGACCCAGAACCAGTAGCGGCAGAAGCTCCAGAGGAGATGCCTGAGTTAGATGGCATAGAAACCAAGGGAGCAGAAAAAAGAATTAGGCAGCTTGTCAAGCAGAAGAAAGAGCGGGACGAGCGTATTGCACAGCTGGAAGCAGAGCGTCAGCAGTTCCTTCAAACAATAGACCAAAGAGATAAGAGTGCTGTAGATCTACACAAGGTTACATATGACCAGTCAGAGAAGCAGTTAGCACAACAAGCAGAGTTAGCAAAGCAGTCCTACCTGACAGCTTATGATTCTGGTGACAAAGAAAGAATGTTAGAAGCTCAAGAGATTTTAAATAAAACTCAGGTACAGCTAAATAACATTGAACAGAACAAGAACCAACTGTCTCAGTACGAAAGAACTCTAGAGGCAAGAGATCTACAGAGGCAGCAGCAGGTACAGCAAGAGGCTCCTCAGACAAATGAGTATGATCCTCAAGCTGTAGAGTGGAGTCAAAAGCCTGAGAACAATTGGTTTGGAACAGATAACATTATGACTGTGGCGGCTTTAACCATAGACGCACAGCTTAAAGAAGAAGGTTATGATCCATCCTCCACTAGTTTTTATAGTGAGGTGGATTCAAGAATGAGGCAGGAGTTTCCCCACAAGTTTAATCAGACAGTGGAAGAAGCCCCTGCTCAGAGACCTACTCAACAGGTAGTAGCAGGACAGTCGCGCAGTCCTACTAATTCCTCCTCTTCTAAGAAAGTCAAGCTTACACAAGAAGACGTAAGAATGGCTCAGAAGTGGAACATACCTCTTGAGAAGTATGCTGCTGAAAAAGCACGGGCAGACCGTGCAGCAGGTGAGTACGTACCTATTAGTAGGTAAATGCGCGTAATAAAAGCAAACAAAGGAGCGTTTAAAGATGAGTAAAGCAAATAGTAGAGCAACTCAAACTAGGGAAACTGAAACGAAAGAATATACATATACCGAACCTAACTGGTTAGATGTTCCCGACCCTGTTGTAGACAGATTCACCAATGAAGACATGGTTCTCCGTTGGATACGCATCTCCCTCAAAGGTGATGATGACTACAAGAACGTAGGTAACAAGATGACCCAAGGCTGGGTATTTGTAACCCCGGAAGAAGTTCCTGAAATGTTACACTCTGCAACTGTTTTAGATACCGGACGCTATACCAACTGCGTTGTACGGGGGGATGTCGCTCTAGCCAAGATGCCCCGTGGCAAAGCAAAGGCCAGAAATGATTATTACCAGAACAAAGCTAACGCCATGATGGACGCTGTAAATCAGCAGTTGATGGCAGCTTCTGATTCTAGAATGCCCATTTCAAATAATAGCACTTCAACTGTAACCAAGGGTAGAATGCCACAGTTTCAAAATTAAGAGTCTACTGTTTATTCTACTCATCTTTAAAAAGGAGAATGTAGTATGACTACTACTAAAGCCCTAAACGGTCTCACT